ATTTAATACTCATCCCCAATCTGTGATAGATTCATTGAAACTATTCATAGATCCTTGTAATCTAAGTTTATTTACTTCACTTAAAGAAGTAATGTCTATCTTAAATATGGGTTCCTTAAGGGATATTATGGAGAAAATCATCTCCTGTACAGATTGAAAATCTGTACATCCTCGGTCTTCATATTTGGGTAGACTGGCTATCAAAGAAGAGTCAGCAGGTAAAGTTAGAGTCTTTGCAATGGTGGATCCCTGGACTCAATGAGTCTTAAATCCCCTGCATTCACGATTATTTTCTATACTTAGAAGATTCAAGACAGATGGTACATTTAATCAATTGAAACCTTTAAAAGAGGTTCCATTTAATGAAGGTCCCATCTATAGTTTTGATCTTTCGGCAGCGACAGATCGTCTACCACTATCTCTTCAAAAGGATATTTTGAATATATTCTTTGGGAAAAGTTTAGGTGATTTCTGAGCTACGTTGTTAGTATCTAGAAAATATAAAACTCCAAGTTCCTTTGAATTAAGAAATTGTCAAAAGGTAATTTTACCTTCTGATGTTTCTTATTCTGTAGGTCAACCTATGGGAGCTTTATCCTCGTGGGCTATGCTCGCTCTAACTCACCATTATATTGTACATTATTCCGCTTGACGGTATTCATCTGATTACCCAGTAGGTTCTACCTTCACAAAATATGCTATATTAGGTGATGATATAGTTATTTGGGATAAACAGGTTGCTCTCGGTTACCTTAAGGTTTTGTCAACCTTAGGTGTCGAGGTTGGGTTAGCTAAATCTATTATCTCTCCTAAGGGAGAAGGATTAGAATTTGCTAAACGAATGATATTCCGTGGAAACGATGTTTCCCCTATACCATTCAAAGAGTTAGCATCTGCTCATAATCAAATGAGCATGCTGTTAGAGTTTCAAAAGAAATATAAAATGGATAATAATTCTATTTTAAGATTCTTAGGATATGGATATAAGGTTGATAATACAAAATTCAAAACATTGATTGTTAGAATTTTACATCTATTGCCCGATATCCCTCTAAACTCGGACCAACTTAGACAGCTCTTCTCACCGACTATAAGTATTAACTCTACGTTAATCCTAAAAACATCTCCACGTATTTTTCAACGTGTTTTTGTTAGATTAGTTTGAGCTACCTTACATAAGCTTCATTATAAAGTAAGTACTATGATTAAAGATCTTGAGAATTATGATTCAGACCTTTACTTCCCATTTGTGGGAGATAAGGTTGAGGGTGTTAACTTTGTTACACACTCAATTAAACCTGAAGCTTTAATTCGAATGGGTACTTTAGATTATTATTATTCTAAATACCGATCAGATCTTGTTAATATGTTAGAATATCTCACTTTGAGTATTAAACATATTAAACCTATCTATGAACTTACTTTTCATGAATATTGAGACTCTCCTGAAAGATTAATGAATCTTTCGTACAATTTAGGTCCTTATACCTACAGCTTTATTAATGCTGTAAATATAATGTTCTGAGCTGAGGAAGAGTTATCAAGAATACAGGTTGATTTATTAATCAATCCTAAAATCGTGATCTCTAAGACTCCTTTAAAAAGAGAAGAACGTCGTCGTTTAAAGCTATGATCATTTTGATTTAAGACTATATCACGAGTTGTTCGTTATAACTAGTTCTATGAATCTGCAAAGTAAACTTACAAACCAC